CCTTTTTTCTTTTTTCTAAAATTTTTGCTATATTCGGCCCATGTTCGAAACCCTGCCATACGAGCCGCGTCAGTTGCAAGCGACTGAAGACCGGCTGCATCGCATCTACAAGGCTGCCAAGCTCGGCCTCAAGGGCGACAACCTGGCGCTGGCCGCAGGCATGTTGCCCAAGGAGTACGCTAGGCTCAAGCAGTTTGACGAGATTGCGGAATACGCAGAACTCAAGGGCCGCGCCGAAGGCGAGATGCTAGCGAGCGAGCAGTTACACCAGGCCGCAGCGCAGGGCGACGCTAAGGCGGCGCTGGCGATCTTGCAAAACGTCCACGGCTGGGTAGCTAAGCAGGCCATCAGTGTGGATGTCAACCAGCAGATCAGCATCACGGCGGCGCTACAAGAGGCGCAGCGACGCGTGCAGGATGTAGTGGATGTAATTGAGCATCAGCCAAGTCCTCAATTGATACAAGAAGTCCATGCAGACCACACGCTACAGCGCTGAAGATGAGCAAGAGCTAATGGCTCGGCTATGGTCGCCGGCCATCAAAGACAACCCGCTGGCGTTTGTGATGTTTGCTTACCCGTGGGGGCAAGCCGGCACACCACTGGAGCACTTCACTGGCCCGCGCAAATGGCAGCGCGAGGTGCTAACGGCTATGGCCGAGCACATCAAACGCAACGGCGGCAAGGTGGATTTCGATGTGCTGCGCCTAGCGGTCAGCTCGGGCCGGGGTATTGGCAAGTCGGCGTTGGTCAGTTGGATCACCGATTGGATGTTGTCCACGCGTATTGGCTCGACGACCATCATCTCGGCCAACAGTGAGAGCCAGCTCCGCAGTATCACCTGGGCCGAGCTGACAAAGTGGCTGGCGATGTCGATCAACAGTCATTGGTTCGAGGTCAGCGCCACCAGATTGATGCCGGCCAAATGGCTGACGGAACTAGTTGAGCGCGATCTGCGTAAAGGCACCAGATACTGGGGCGTTGAGGGCCGGCTGTGGTCGGCTGAAAACCCGGACGCCTACGCTGGCGTGCACAACTTCGACGGCGTGATGGTGATATTTGACGAGGCGTCGGGTATCGACGACTCGATCTGGGCGGTGACCAGCGGATTCTTCACGGAGAACACGCCAAACCGCTTTTGGTTGGCGTTTTCCAACCCACGTCGCAATACTGGGTACTTCTACGAAGCGTTTAACAGCAAACGAGAGTTCTGGACGTTTAAAATCGTGGACGCCAGAACGGTCGAAGGCACGGACAAGCAGGTTTACGACCAGATCATCGCGGAATACGGGCCGGACTCAAGCCAAGCGCACGTCGAGGTGTACGGTCAGTTCCCGAACGAGGGCGACGATCAGTTCATCAGCGTCGGTGTGGTTGATGAAGCGATGAAACGGACCAAGCACAAGGACCAGTCAGCACCGATTGTAATCGGCGTAGACCCGGCGCGGTTTGGGGCAGACGCTACGGTCATCGCCGTGCGGCAGGGGCGCGACATTGTTAAGATCATGCGCCACCGGGGCGACGACACCATGACGGTGGTCGGGCACGTCATTGACGCGATTGAGGAATTCAAGCCGTCGCTGGTCAATATTGACGAGGGCGGGCTAGGGGCGGGCGTCGTAGACCGGCTAAAAGAGCAGCGGTTCAAGGTCAGGGGCGTAAACTTCGGCAACAAGGCCAAGAATCCCATCATGTACGGCAACAAACGGGCTGAAATGTGGGGTGATATGCGCGAATGGTTAAAAACAGCCAGCGTGCCTGTGGATAGGTTCTTGAAAAGTGACCTGATTTCGCCTAAGATGAAGCCCGATTCGCGTGGTACTATATTTCTGGAGTCCAAAAAGGACATGAAAGCCCGTGGTCTGGCCTCACCGGACGCAGCAGATGCCATCGCGCTGACGTTTGCGTATCCTGTCGCCAGCCGTGAATATCGTGAGCCAAAGTCACACATCCGCACCGCAAGCGGGTATAGTGGCGGGGCTACAACCAGTTGGATGGGGGCGTAATGGCTAAAAAAGGCGTGTCTCTCAGTGTCGGACGGGGCGAGAAGCTGCCCGTTAGCAAGGGCGCGGGCCTGACAGCCAAAGGCCGCGAGAAGTACAACGCAGCCACCGGCTCCAACCTCAAGCCCCCTGCTCCAAGCCCCAAGACTAAGGCCGACGCTGGCCGCAAGGCGAGCTTCTGCGCCAGAATGTCTGGGGTAGTCAAGCACGCCAAAGGCGACGCCGAGCGGGCTAAAGCATCACTCAAACGCTGGAAGTGCTGATCATGGCTACAAAACCCGGACTCTACGCTAACATCCACGCCAAACAGGCACGGATCGCCGCAGGCAGCAAGGAAAAGATGCGTAAGCCTGGCTCGCCTGGCGCCCCTACCGACAAGGCGTTCAAAGAGTCGGCCAAAACTGCCAAGAAGGGTAAATGATGCCACTCGTCAAGTCCAAATCCCCCGAAGCCTTTCGCAAGAACATCAAGGCTGAAGTTAAAGCTGGCAAACCGGTCAAGCAGGCTGTTGCCATCGCGTACAGCGTCAAACGCGCTGCGGCCAAACCCATGTCTAGGAGCAAAAAATGAGCAAGCAACTTGAACCCATCAGCAAACTCAACGCCCGTGAGCCAAAGATTGTTGGCGGCGGCATGCCTGCCCGCAACACGCCGACCAACGCCCACATGGCGTATTGCAGCGGCAAGAACGACGGCAGCGTCAATGTCAAAGCCACGGTGGCTAAGGTTCTGAGCAAGATTAAGTAATCATGCCTCAAGACTACACAGGAATCGCCGCCGCTGGGGCGGTCAGCGAAGGCGGCTCGGCCAAGGACAAGAGCGACTCTGAGGTGCTCTCGACGGCCAGATCCCGCCTCGACATGGCGATTTCTGCGTTGTCTGAGTCGCGTGAGGACGAGCTTGATGACCTGCGGTTTTACGCTGGTTCGCCCGACAACCACTGGCAATGGCCTGCCGACGTGCTGGCGACCCGTGGCGCGGTGCAGGGCCAGACGATCAATGCCAGGCCGTGCTTGACAATCAATAAGCTGCCCCAGCACGTCCATCAGGTGACCAACGAGCAGCGGCAGAATCGCCCGCAGCCCAAGGTCATCCCGGCAGACGACGGCGCTGACGTTGAGGTGGCAGAGATTTTCAACGGCATGATCCGGCACATCGAGTACATCTCGGACGCCGACGTGGCCTACGACACGGCTTGCGAGAATCAGGTGTCTTACGGCGAGGGCTACGCCCGTATCCTGACCGAGTACTGCAACGACAACACGTTCGATCAGGACATCAAGATCGGGCGCATTAGGAACAGCTTTTCGGTCTACATGGACCCGATGATCCAAGACCCGTGCGGCTCTGACGCTCGTTGGTGCTTCATCACCGAGGACATCCCCAAGGACGAGTACGAGCGCCAGTACCCCAACGCCGCGCCCATCACTACGCTGCAAACGCTGGGCGTCGGCGACCAAGGTTTTAGCCAGTGGATGAACGAAAACACGGTGCGTATCGCCGAGTATTTCTACATCGAAAACACCAAAGAAACGCTTAACCTGTACCCCGGCAACGTCACCGCGTTCCAAGGTACGCCCGAGGACAAGATGCTGCGGGCACAGTTTGTCAAACCGCTCAAGTCTCGCCCGGCAGACCGCAAGAAGGTCAAGTGGCTCAAGATCAACGGCTATGAGGTGCTGGAGCGCTCTGACTGGGCCGGCTCGCACATCCCGGTGATCCGCTGCGTGGGTAACGAGTTTGAGGTTGAGGGGCGGCTCTACGTCAGCGGCCTCGTGCGTAACGCCAAAGACGCGCAGCGCATGTACAACTACTGGACCAGCCAGGAAGCAGAGATGCTGGCGCTGGCTCCCAAGGCGCCGTTTATTGGCTACGGCGGTCAGTTCGAGGGGTACGAGATGCAGTGGAAGACTGCAAACACCCAGAACTGGCCGTACCTTGAGGTTAATCCAGACGTTACAGACGGCCAAGGCGCCGTTTTGCCGCTGCCCCAGCGTGCAGCCCCACCGCTGCCCCAAACCGGCCTCATACAGGCCAAAATGGGCGCTTCTGACGACATCAAGTCGGTCACTGGGCAGTACAACGCCTCGTTGGGTCAAACGTCCAACGAGCGGTCGGGCAGGGCCATCCTGGCCCGGCAGAAGGAGTCGGACACCGGCACCTACCACTACGTTGACAACTACGCTCGGTTCATCCGCTACATTGGGCGTCAGTTGGTCGATCTGATCCCAAAAATCTACGACACGCAGCGCATCGCCCGGATCGTCGGCGAGGACGGCGAGTCCAAGATGATCAAGATCAATCCGATGCAGCCCGAGCCGGTCAAAAAGATCCGCGACGAGCGTGGCATTGTGGTCGAGAAGATTTACAACCCCGGCGTCGGCAAGTACGACGTGATGGTGATCACTGGGCCAGGCTTTGCCACCAAGCGTCAGGAGTCGCTGGAGGCAATGGCTCAACTGCTGCAAGGCAACCCGGACCTGTGGAAAGTTGCCGGCGACCTGTTCATCAAGAACATGGACTGGCCGGGCGCTCAGGAAATGTCGCAGCGCTTTGCTAAGGTCATTGACCCAGCGATCATTGGCGATGATGAGGACAACCCGGCGCTGGCTGCGGCCAAGCAGCAGATGGAGGCCATGAACCAAGAGATGCAGCAGATGGCCGGGATGCTCCAGAACGTGCAGAAGTCGATGGAAGCTCGTGACCTGTCGATCAAAGAGTTTGAGGCCGAGATCAAGGCGTACCAAGCCGAGACACAGCGCATCAGCGCGGTGCAGGCCGGCATGTCCGAACAGCAGATTCAGGACATCGCTATGGGCGTCGTGGCTGCTGCGATGGAAAGCAACAACCTGAACGCGCAGGTGCCTGAGATGATGCCTGAGCAAGGAGCCCCGCAATGAGCACCGCCGCAGACTTCATGGGCCTCTTGTTCTTGGCCCGCGACGTAGCCCACTCGGTGCATCTGAACACGCGCAGCTACTCCAAGCATGTGGCGCTCAACACCTTCTACGACACCATCATCGACCACGCCGATGCGTTTGCCGAGGCATACCAAGGCCGTCACGGGCTGATCGGGCCGATTACCTTACACTCGGCCAAGAAGACGACCAACATCACCGAGTTCCTTGAGGCATCGCTGGCCGAGATCGAGGAGATGCGCTACAAGGTGGCGAAAAAAGAAGACACCTCGTTGCAGCAGTTGATCGATAATATCGTTGAACTGTACTTGACCACCTTGTACAAACTCAAATTCCTGGCATGATTATTGACCAAGCTGCCGTTCAAGAAGTTCTTGAGGACAAGAACGGGGTCTTGCATTGGCGCAAAACAGGTAAACGCGCAGGGACGCTGCATCACACCGGGTACACACAAGTGTCCATCAAGGGCAAGTCGTACAACGCTCATCGGCTGATGTTTTTGCTCTATCATGGATGGTTGCCTGAGGTGATTGACCACATCGACGGAAACAGGTCAAATAACAGCATTGAAAATTTGCGGCCCGCTACATGGAGCCAAAATCTTCAAAACATGAAGTTGCGGCCAACCAACAAGTCTGGCTGCAAAAATGTAAGCTGGTGTAACACCAAGAAAAAATGGTCTGTGCAGCTAAGCGTCAATGGATGTCAGAAAAACCTTGGTAGGTTTGACGATTTAGAGCTTGCGGATTTAGTGGCGGCTGAAGCCCGCGATAAGTACCACGGGCCGTTTGCCCGGCACATTTAAGGGGATTATTTTGGAACTTCTCAACCCAATGAGCAAAGCGGATTTTCCCGCTTACAGTGCGACTGCCGGTGCTACTGCGGGCAACACGACCGCGTGGAACCCTGGTCCGCAAGGCGTACTGGTGTGGTGCGACCAATCCTGCTACGTTGAAGTGGGCGTGGGAGCTGTGGCTACCAGCGCCAGCACCCCGATCCCTGCTTTCACACCCATCCCGTTTGTCGTGCCGCTGAACACGACCGGCGCTCCTTGGCGCGTCAGCGTGCTGCGGATCGGCAGCACCGACGGCACCGCGTACGCCAAACCCATCAACAAGCAATGAGCTTCTTTGGCCCTGATCTTCGCAACTCGGTTGCCATTGGCCTTGGCGGCATTGTTTCTCTGTTCTCGGGCCGTGCTGAAGAACAAGCTCAAAGCAATCTTCTTTGCGAAAATGGTGACAACCTTGTCCAAGAGGACAATGGTTTGATTCTCTTGGAGTAACACATGCCCGCTGTATCGCTCTCAATCTTTGGCGGCGTTGGCGCTCAGTTTTTTGACAACAATGGGGTCATCTTAACTGGCGGCAAGATTTACACATATGAAGCCGGCACCACAACATTGTTGGCTACATACACATCAAGCACTGGTAATACGGCGCATACCAACCCAATCATTTTGGACGCTGCCGGCCGAGTGCCTGGCGGTGAAATTTGGAACGCGCTGCGGCTGTACAAGTTTGTGCTTAAGACCAGCACCGATGTCACCCTTGCCACATACGACAATGTAGGCAGCAGCTTCAACGCCACGGCGATCATCGCAAACTTCACCGGCAACGGCTCCACGGTTGCTTTCACGCTGGCAAGCGCCCCCGCAGGCGAAAACGCCACCAACGTGTACATCAACGGTGTGTACCAGCAAAAGAACACGTACAGTATTGCTGGTGCTGTTCTTACTTTTTCAGAAGCACCCCCGTATTCTTCGTCAATCGAAGTTAATTACGTCTAAGGAATTATCATGGCGCTGACAAAAGTTTCATACTCCATGATTGAGGGCGCTCCTGTAAACGTGCTTGATTTTGGCGCCGATCCAACTGGTATTGTTAACTCATCGACGGCAATTGCTAGCGCCATTAGTGCTTTGCCCGCTGGTGGTGGTGTTGTGACGTTCCCTCCCGGAACATATTTAGGCCATATCAACATCAACCGATCAAACGTTCGTGTCAACGGTTTTGGCGCAACGTTGGTTTCTGATGGAACCAACCCGGCTATCAAAATTCAAATTCCAAGCAACACCCTTGTCAATGCGTGTGTTTATGGGTTTACGGTTGACGGCAACAATGCTGCGACACATGGTGTGCGAATTGTTCGGGCAACTCGCGTAATGATTGATAATCTGTTCATCAGAAATTTCAACGATCACGGCGTTTACATCACGGGCGATGGTTCTGGTTCTGTCACGCAGATTCAGGTGCAAATGTGCAGAATTGATTCAGGCAATGCACCAGCGCCAGGATCGGCAGGCATCCGAATTGGTGATGGCGGCGTAGCTACGACGGTTCGATTGATTGACAACTACATCACCGGCTATCCGATCAGCATCAGTGATGATGG